GTGTACTGCAACGTTGAAGTTTGCCACCTGGCGGCCCTTCTGCGTCGCGCGAATTGTCGGCCTTGCGCCAACGTAACCAATCAACTGCACCTTAATCATTGCTTGCTACCTCCGTAACACTAAGGACGACTTTTTCATCGTCACACTTCTTGTTCAGCTCCCACACCCTTGGCAGGAACCTCGCATCATTAACCCCTAATCCGGCTGCAACTGCATCCAGTGTGAGTTTCAGAATGTTGTCGGCGTCAATCGTCCGCTTTACGTAGATCCACACGTCGACAATCAGCATTGTATCACGCTCGCAGGACCAATTTTGCGCTTTCGCCGCTTCGCTAGTGATCAGCGTTGTCAGCTTTTTCCAGCTTTTTGCTTCCCGCGTCATGTAAATGTAGGACTTGCGCGCGCGATACGCCGAATTCCAGCTGGGTGGTCGCCCGGAGAGGGTGATAACCAGCGGTTCGTTGCTCATCGATTGAGTTTTGGCCGCAAATCCGAGCCGCCAACCTTGACAACGGCACACATTTCGGTCAAACGTGACACTGTTGCGCCGTATCCAAGGTCATTGAGTTCGTCCAGCGTGCGATTTGACGTCACAATGGTTGGCAACATCGACGAATAGCGACTTTCAACCAGCACATAGAGCCGTTCGGTCGCCCAGTCGGTCGCTCGCTCCTTGCCAAAGTCGTCCAAAACGACAACAGAGGCGCGATTGCAGACAAATTCAAAGTCTCGCTGCGCGCTATCGTCCGAAAACTTGAACGACGCGCGGATTTGATCCAAAAAGAGCGGCACATTGAGGAACCGGGCGTTCAGCAGCCCATGTTCAACCTTGTGGCGAAGGGCGGCAGCGGCCAAATACGTCTTGCCAACCCCCGGAGTACCAACGAAGAAGAATCCACGGTCGGCAAGTGGTGCTTCGGCCCACTCTTTTGCGGTTTTCACCGCTGTTTTTGCCTCCGGCAGCTCTTTCAGCTTATTGAATGAGGCATCTAGGTACCGCCTTGGCACACCGGCCTTCTCTAGACGCTGATTGGCGGTTTCTGGACTTGGTGCCTCGTCCTGACGACGCATCACGGCACCCTCTGGGGTCATGATGTACGCAAAGTCAAGGTTTGGATCAATCCTGGATAATCCCATCGTAATTCTCCTTCTTCCTACCGGCCACTGGGGCCTTCCATCGCGGACTATCCGCGAGCTTTTGCACATAGGCGAGTGGATCGCCGTCGAGATCGCGGATTGCGGCCTCGCAGATTGCCGACATCAGCCCCTGGACACCGCCCGGGAACGACTGCAGCAACTTGAAGATCCTACCGTACTCCGAACGCTTGAGCTTCGTGCCGGTCATCGCCTCGTAGAAGTCGCCCATGCGACCCTGCTTGTTTTTTGCGCTGTCAATTTCGTTGCGCCACCAACGAAGGTCGTTCACTCGCCGTACATCTTCGTCAGCGCTGACTGGCGGATGGATGGCAGCACCGTAAGCATCCCACGTGCCGTTTCCGGGAGTGGCTGCGGATGAGATTCCCATTTGTCACACAACTTCCTGAACTCACACGTCGCATGTGCGAACGCGGTTGGGTTTGGATAAATCGCGCCCTTTTCCTTGGCATCGAGCATCGCGCGGACCGTGACGTACAGCCGGTCGATGTCGTCTTGCGTTCGGGTCGTGGTGCGTCGGTCCACATTTGGGCCCTTGGAGTGCTTGCTGATGATGTTGAACGTAACCTTCGGGTCGTGATCGTAGTTCTGCCGGACAACAGAGACATAAGCGGTTGCCTGAATGTCTCCATGCTCTCGGCCCTCATCCCACTTCCGCGTGGCAGTCTTATGTTCGACCACGTCGTTCGTCGTCGTAACCATGTCCAAGACCGACTTCAGCTTGATTGGGAGCTTTCCCAGCCGGCTATGTTGAATGTCGGCCATGAACGTTCGCTCAACTGCCTTTGCCGTCCAATCGTCGCCCTCAAAGATTGCTGCCTTGAGCATGTCTTCGCCAAGGGCAGACTGACTAATCGGGTCCTTGTCAGACTCGTCGGCCCAGTTGACTTTGGCAGACTCATCGGCAAATGTTGCCTTGTACAGCCGTAGCGGCATCGTTAGGTCGCCGTCTTTCTTGCCGCCGTTGAGTGGCTCATACCAGTTAGCGAGACCTGCGTGCACCGCAGTTCCGAGCGCGAAGAACGAGCTCGTCTTTTCGGTCCACAGGCCATTCTCGTAGCGGTACCACCACCGCAGAGGGCAGGCCTGGAACTCGCGGATCTCGCTGATGCTGACGTGCTCGCGCATTAGGCGCCGAGCTCAGCCTTGCGTGCCGTGTAGTACTGGCCAAGCCAGCGCTTCTGATCGGCATCAAGGGCGGACGCTGCGATCTCCTGCGCGACCTTCGTCAGGTCTGCAGAACTTGCAGACGCATTGATGGCATCACGCCACTCAAGCAGTGCCGGGTCGTCATTGAAGATCTCCTTAGCAGCGGCAACAACTGGGTCTACCTTCTCTGCCTTTGGAGCGACGCTCTTTGAGCGAATCTCATCGCCAGACGCAACCTTCTTCGACGGGAGTCCGGCCATTACAAGCGCACGGCCAACAGCCGACGTTTCTGTGTTCTCGAGCTCTGAGCCGCGTGTATACGGCGTGCTGCCAGGGATTGCCATTGATGCGTGCCCAGTGCCGGCAGGCTTCTCGTCGGAAGTTTCACCGCGATACGCCCATGCCTTCACCACAACCTGCTTGTCGCTAAGAGAAACAATCTCGGTCTCGATACGGGCATTTGGATATGCCTCATACCAGGCGCGCAGGCGCTCCGCTACATCAATATAGTCCTCTGCAAACTTCTTCTTCGGTGCATTGTCGTATGCCATTCCTAACCTCACTTCTCCGAGCTAAATAGCTCGGCTTCACTAAGACCAAGATACTCCGACAATCGTCGTCGCATCTCCGCCGTCATCGGCGCGTGCCCATATTGGACCTGGTTCAGATACCCGTAGGATACACCAAGATGCTTGGCAACGAATCGCCGCTTCACCCCGGACTCACGGATGAGACTCCACACCCGCTCATGCTGCTGCCGCTGTTGCTTCCGCAACTCGACATGCGCATCACCGCTTTGCTTACTCATCGGCGGTCACCGCCCACTCATAGGGCTTCCCGGTGTCCAGCCAGTGATCAACACCGAGCTGCACGCCTTCGGCAATCTGCCACCACTGCTCTGGGTCAAGCCCAGCGTAATCGCCCTCGCGGAGGCGGCCGCAGGTGCTATGGAAAACCCAGGAAGCAATCTGCTGGCGGTGAATTTCATCGCCAAACTCCGAGTTAAACTCTTTGAGCGTCTGCTCAACGGCCGAAATGCCGATCTTTAGATTCTCCAGACTTGGCTCTTGACTACTCATACACCCTCCTTATCGGATGATACTTCCGTAGTATCGCCTTTTTCGGCGACATCGTCAAGCGGTCCGTTGGCGCCGCGTGTGATCTTTCGCATGCACTCAGCGTGCACCCCCATCCCGGCAGCAAAATGCCTAATCTCGCCTAGCGGCATAAAGTGGCCGCGCTTAACGCGGACATTCTTCCGGTTCGGGCAGAGGTGATACGAGCACCCCCGGTCACCGGGATACTGAATGGCAGGATTTCGCATCAAGGTACTCCTTCAGCTTGGGTCGCCACTGCTTTGACGACTCGGTCTTGATTCGATGGTGATACCCACAAATCAAGACAAGATTCTCCATGGTGCTTGGACCGCGCTTGCCCATGCCGGCATTATCGACGTGGTCAAGCTCCCAAATGATCGACTCCCCAGACCCAAATTGGCTGCCACATGCGCCGCCCATGCCAATTTTAGCGCCCACACACGTGTGGTCGCGTTTGATGACTGCGTAGCGGATTTCCGGGGTTACCGGGTCTTTATGAGGCATACCAGGAGCGTATCACATCAAATCTCGCCGTGCAACCGCATGTTTTCTACGATTCGCAGGCCAATCCACTCCGCCACTTGGCTTACAACGCCATTGCCACAAGCATCTGCCCTGGTTGACTCATTGTTCCGGTCCAGGAGCGGATGCTCAACGCATGCGCCGCTACGCAAAAGGTGCTGGCCAAAGACCCCGGAAGAGGAGAAGGCGGTTAGTGTGGAGAATGACCCGTCTTCGGCCCATCGCTCAAAGAAACCATCCCGCTGGCTGCGCTCTGACTTGCGATAAAGCCGAATGTCTCCGCCCTCTGAGTGGGGAAGCTCTACGAGCTGGTGTGCTTGACGTGAAGACGTCGGAATCCTGGGACGAGTGTGTGCCCGTCCGGCCACCCCATTAAACGTTCCATCTCCAGTGTAGTCAACCTTCGCAAAATCAATCGCGGCTGGTCGATGGTGTCCAGGATCGCTTGGTGCAGGTCCGGCGTAAAGCCGTTCTTGACCCCAGAGTCGGTCTTCACGACCGAACGCCCAAGGTAGTTCATTGCTTCCTCCCGCGTCAAGAAGAACCTCGCCGGCGCGAGCGGTTCCACGATGTCCAAGAAGGAAGACTCGACGGCGCGGCTGCGGCACTGGGCGCCTTCGCCCATGCAGTTCACAGCTTCCGACGCTCGACGCATCAATAGTTCGCCACGCCACGCCATACCCGAGTTCGTCCATTTCCTGGAGGAGTCGGCCCATGTCTCGGCCGGCGTTTGAGGTAAGGAGTCCGGGGACGTTTTCAAGGAGGATCCATTCTGGCCCGAAGGCTTCAACGAGGTTGAGGAACGAGAACGCAAGGACCGAGCGCTCACCGTCAAACCCCTTTCGCTTTCCTGCACTACTTAAATCTTGGCAAGGAAATCCTGCCGACCAAAGCGTAGCAGACTGCCACGGCTCCCCAGTCTTCTCCGTGCTAATAGATGTGATGTCGCCAAAGTTAGGGATTCCCGGCCACTGACGATTCAGGATGGCGGACTGGTACGCGGCGTTTTCGCAAAAAGCAACTGTGTGCCAGCCAGCAGCTTGCATGCCAAGGTCAATGCCGCCAACCCCACTAAACGTGGAGAAATGGCTAAGACTTTTTCCCGCGCTTCGGCTTTTGCTTTTTGGGCTCATCGCGCCCCATCGTATCAGAAGCTCCGGGCTTTTGCGGAGGGGTAGCACGGAGGACTCGGCAGGGCATGCAGAAGCACGGCTGTTGGTGATAGAGCTTTTCTGCCATTAGCGCTTCTCGCGGGCTTCAACCTGACGCATAATCTTGTTAGCCCAACCCTGGCCCGGATTTCCGCCCCAGAGAGCCCAGGCAATGCGCCCGGCGGATGGGTAGCCAGATTCTCCGGGATTAAACCCTTCGCCCTGCTTGTCGACCTCATGCCGAGCAAGGAATGCGCGCATCTTTCGGACGCGGGCAATTGTCATCTTGTTGCCGATGAGCATACGGGCGGTGGTCTGGCCAGGGCCAATGCCGCCGCGACCAAATTCTTCACGCCACTTCAGGCCTCGATTAGCCTCTGCCTTGACGGCGGCCGGGACAGTTAGGTTAATCCCAGAATAGTCCGCAGCCGCGTACTTGCTA